GAAAAACTATGCAGATTGACATTGAAAACGGCAGACGCTTCAACGAGGAGCCCGCGATCAGCGCGGTCTCCAGCGGCGCGGACATCGTCCTCGTCAGACTGGCAGACGGCACCGGCGTCAAGGCCCTACCTCTCTCAGCCCTGAAGACTTTCATCGGCGGAGATCTGGCCACACTCGAAACGGAGGACAAGGACAGCCTGATCGGAGCGATCAATGAGATCTTCGGCAAAACCGAAGAAAACGCCCTCAGCATTGAGACGATCGAGGGCCTGATCAAAGCCCTCGAAACGGACGGAGCGACCCGCGCCAACGCCATGCCCTTCGAGCATGATCTTGGTACCAGCTTCACAGATGAGCAGTCCGCTGACATCAGAGCGGGCAGGTTCGACAAGGTCCGCGTCGGAGGCTACTGGACGATTAACGGCCGGAAGTACTGGGCGGCTCATGCTGACTATCGTCTCCACTGCGGAGACACAGAGCTGACCACCCACCACATGCTGGTCTTCCCGGACAAAGCTCTTTACAACGGCGTCATGAATGACACCAACGTCACGACCGGCTCCTACTTCGGCAGCAAGATGAAGACGAGCGGCCTGGCCGATGCTCTGGCCACGGTCAAGGCGGACTTTGGAGCGAATCACATCCTCAGCCATCGTGTCCTGCTGGCCAACGCCGTCTCCAACGGCGCAAGCTCTGGCTGGGCATGGCAGGATAGCCAGATCGACCTCATGAACGAGCACATGGTCTACGGATCCCACGCCTGGGGCGGAGGCGCTCAGAACGGCTACGACACCGGGGCAGACAAGACTCAGCTCGCGCTTTTCCAGGCGCGTCCGGATCTGATCTGCAACAGACAGAACTGGTGGCTCCGTGATGTTCAGTCAGCGGCGGGTTTCTGCTCCGTCAACGCCAACGGTGCTGCCGGCAACCGGGGCGCCTCGAGCTCCTTCGGCGTCCGCCCGGCTTTCCTGATCTATTGATCAACAATCCCCGGGCCCTCGTGGCCCGGGATGATAAGGAGATAACCAAGCATGTCAGACATCCCAAAGAGCGAGCGCTCGGAGTCACCACTCCGCGCTCAGCACCTGGTCTACAACATCAGAAAACGGATCACTGCCGAGCTGATGGCTACCTTCGGTTACAGCCAGAAACGCTTCGAGAAGCACATCAAGGCCGTGACCGCCTATGTCGTGGACGATGGAGAGCGGGAGGAGCTGGCCAAAAGGATCCGCGAACAGGAGGAAGACTTCAATCTCTGGTTCATCCAGCAGGAACGGGCCAGGGTGCTCACTTTCTGCCAGGACATCAGCGTCCACATGAGAGCGGCGAACACGATCTGGCCGGAATACTGGCCAGAGTTCGAGGAAAGACGTCTACAGTGGGACAAAGCGATGGAGTGCTGCAACATGCTCCAGGACGAGCTGCAATACATAGCAGAGGTCCTTCCGGCAGATAAAAACAAATACACCAGCATCGTGCTGGAGATCGAGCACCTGTTCAAAACGATCAAGAGCCTGCGGCAGTCTGACAACCGTTTTAAGAAGTATTTGAAAGGACCAAAGCGCAACACCACCGGGTAACTCTTGTTATGTTCAGTCAGCGACGAATTTCTGCAACGTCAACAACAACGGTAATGCCAACAACTGGAACGCCTCGAACTCCATCGGCGTCCGCCCGGATTTCACAACCGTGCATTCTATCGGGCTGGAACCCGCGCACGGCAATGGGAAAGGAAGAGTTATCCGTTCGGCAGCCATGCCGATAAATACCAACCATGACGTGGCCGGTTACGACCGCTGTCACTATTGCGTGGTTAATTTTTATGAACAAATTGTATGATGCAAACCTGATCTATGAGGCAGGCACCAAGGCCATGAAGGGCAGCCGCTTCAAGTACAAGACCCAACTGTATGAAATGACCCAGCTGCTCCAGACGGCGAAGATCCAGGACGAGATCATGCACGGCACCTACAAACCGGCACCCGGCGCGAAGTTCCCGATCAATGAGCGGGGCCACAGCCGGTACATCACCAGCAACATCATGAGAGACAAGGCGATCAATCATCTGCTATGCGATGAGGTGATCAGCCCGTCGATCCACAAGTATCTGGCCTATACTAACAGCGCGAGCCAGAAGGGCAAGGGCGTCAGCTTCCACCGGAGGCACTTCGAGGAAGATCTGCACCACTATTACATGAAGACCGGCAGCAATGACGGCTGGGTGCTTTTCATCGACTTCTCCGGCTACTATGGCAACATACGGCACACGCCGATCCTCGCCGCCCTCGACTACTTCATCCGAAGGGAGCAGGATCCAGACGTCGCGGACGTGGCCATGGAGCTGATCGGTGACATCTTCAAGACCTTCGAGCTGGATGTCTCCCGCTTCTCTGATGAAGAGATCGCGGAACTCTATCACGGCAAGGTCGACCCGACGATGAACCGCTTCGTGGACCCGGGAGCACTGACCGGCGAGAAGATGCTCAGGAAGGGCGTCGACATAGGGAACCAAGTCTCCCAGGACGTCGGCATCATCCACCCGTACCGGATCGACAACTACATCTCGATCGTGATGGGCTGCCAGCTCTTCGGCAGATACACCGACGACACGCATGTGATCAGTGACAGCAAGGAGCTCCTTCAGGCTGTCCTGGAAGGCGTGAAGCAGATCGCCGAGGAGTACGGCATTATCATCAACGAAAAGAAGACACGGATCTGCAAGCTGTCCGGCTTCTATCGTTACCTACAGATCGGCTACTCTCTGACAGAGACCGGCAGAGTGATCCGAAAGATCAACCCGAAGAGCGTCACCAGAGAGCGCCGCAAGCTGAAGGCCTACAAGCGAAAGCTCGAAGCTGGGGCCATGACCTACGAGGAGATCGAGAACTCCTTCAAGTCCTGGCTGGGCGGAAACTGGAGGCGTATGTCGCGCCAGCAGATCAGCAACCTAAGCCTGCTATTCTATCAACTGTTTGAAAGGAGACCAACATGGAAAAAAGGACATGGACGATTACGCTGGCTGATGGGACAACCCTGGAGGGGCTCGGCCTCAATGGGAACAACTACATCAGCAGCAAGAAGATCACCGAGGACGTCTTCACCGACAACCTCAGCACAGTGACGATCAGCGACGGCGAGCACGAGGAGGTCCACGAGAACATGGAGCTCGTCCAGATCACGAAGGTCGGGGCGAACTACTGGTTCATCCTGCGCGACCTGACTGCTCAGGAGCTCGCTGAGATGAAGACCCAGGCCAACATCGAATACATCGCGATGATGGCCGACATTAATCTGGAGGAGGTATAAGACCATGGCAAACACTACACACAGCAAGAACTTCGCAAAGGTGAAGAAGTACTACAACGCGGGAGTCTGGAACGAGGCCCGCGTCTACAACGCCGTGACCCATCCGACCAGCAACCCCTGGATCACTCCGGAGGAATACGAGGAGATCACCGGCCAGCCCTATGTGGTAGAAAACGAAGAAGAGGAAGCTCCGGAAGCGTAAAGCTCCGGAGCTTCTCCATAGGAGGGCAACAGAATGAACGAAACCATTTTAATCGCTGTATTGACCGCCCTGACATCCAGCGGGGCGTGTTCAATAATCCTCTACCTGATCCAGCGGCACGACCTGAAGAAGGACAAAAGCAGCGCGGCCGAGAAGCTCCAGAGCGACATGCTCATGGGCCTCGGGCATGACCGGATCGTCTACCTGGGCGCCTCGTACATCGAGCGCGGCTACATCACCCAGGACGAATACGAGAACCTGCACGAGTACCTCTACAAGCCCTACGCCGCACTGGGAGGCAACGGGACGGCCAAGCGGATCATGGCGGAGGTCGAGAAGCTACCACTGCACAAGGAATAAAGGAGGACAGAAACATGCAGAAAATTGACTGGATCAGAAAGCTGACGAGCCGGAAGTTCTGGCTCAGCATCGCGTCGTTTGTGGCCATGCTGATCGTCGCCCTGGGAGGCGGGGAGAACACGGCCCAGCAGATCACCGCCCTCATCATGGCCGGAGCCACGGTAATCGGCTATGTACTCGGCGAGGGTCTCGCTGACGCGGGCAACAAGCCCGAGGACGGCACGGATCAGTGAAACCGATCATTGACGTCTCCGCTTTTCAGGGGACGATCGACTGGAAGGCGGTCTCGGGCAACATCGAGGCCGCCATCATCCGGCTGGGCTACCGTGGCTATGGCAACGGCCGGATCGTTTACGACACGAAGTACAAGGAAAACAGAGCCGCCTGCGAGGCTCTCGGCATCCCCTTCTCCCTCTATTTCTTCCCGACGTCCATCACGGACGCGGAAGCCATCGAGGAGGCGGACTTCATCATCCGGGAAGCCAAGGGCATGAAGTTCGTGCTGCCGATCTTCCTGGACAGCGAATACGCCGAAGGCAGCGGCAAGGGCCGCTCTGATCAGCTCAGCAAGGCCGACCGGACGCGCTTCCTGAGGATCATCTGCGAACGCCTCCAGGCGAACGGGATCCCGGCCGGAGTCTATGCTTCGACCAGCTGGATCAAGAGCCGCCTGGACGCTTCACAGCTGCCGTTCTCCTGGTGGGTCGCTCAGTGGGCCAGCAAGCTCAGCTACAGCGGCGACTGGCTGATCTGGCAGTACACCAGCAAGGGCAGCGTGCCGGGCATCAGCGGGAACGTGGACTGCTCTCAGCGCAACACCAGCAAGCCCGTCACCGTTCCGGAGACTGCGGTCAAGGGCGTGACAGCTGAGGACGTGCTGGCCGTCATGCGCTCCTGGATCGGGCTCAGCCGCTCGGCCGGGACGCACCACGTCATCATTGACACCTACAACAGCTACACGCCAAGAGCCAGAGGCTACAAGGTCAGCTACACCGACGCCTTCTGCGACACTACCGTCTCGGCTGCCTTCATCAAGCTGGGCGCGGTCGATCTGATCGGCGGCCCGGAGTGCGGCGTCGAGGAGCATGTGAAGCTCTTCAAGAAGGCCGGGATCTGGGAGGAGGACGGCACCGTCACGCCGGAGCCCGGCTGGCTGATCGTCTACAACTGGGACGACAACACCCAGCCGAACGACGGCTTCTCTGACCACATCGGCATCGTCGAGAAGGTCAGCGGCGGCATGATCACCGCGATCGAGGGCAACATCAGCGGCGGCGTGGTCGGCAGAACCACCCGCAAGATCGGCCACGGGAACATCCGGGGCTACGCCAAGCCGAAGTACGGGAAGAGCTCCGGAAGCGCCAGGAAGAGCGTCGAGGAGCTGGCCAAGGAAGTCCTGGCAGGCGTCTGGGGCAACGGCGACGACCGCAAGGCCCGCCTGACTGCTGCCGGTTATGACTACAGCGCCGTGCAGGCC